GGAAAAAGTCATCGGTCATTTTCAGGTCATTTGTGAGTCATCGATGAGTGGTCAGGAGTGAGCACAATTTCACTCAGTCACTCACTCACTTTTCACTCACACCTTAGGGTGAGTGAAGTGAGTGACTTAGTGAAGTGCTCACTGAAGGTGACTCCGGTGACGCGGTGACGGTCGAAAGGGGGGTTAGCTAGGCTTAGCTAAGAGGTGAGGTTTAAAAAGGCTGGTTAGCTAGACTTGGCTAAGTGGAGGGGCGTGGTTAACACAATGGTTAACGGCAAGGGTGGAGCGACATGAACGAAGATTACTGGAAAGTAAGGTGTGAGGAGCTGGAGGAGGAACTGCGCCAAGTCCGCGATGTGCTGCGAAGGGAAATTCATCCCGTCGTGTCGGCGATGGGAATGATTGCCCCGCAGACCCCCAGCGGGGCGGTTACGATGGTGGCGGCGCTGTACAAGGCCCACCCTCACGCCTTGTCGCGAGAGCGCCTGATGCTGGCGCGGCGGGCCTGCAAGGAGGACGTGGACGACAAGGTGATTGATGTTCAAATCTGCAAGGCTCGCCAAGGGCTGCGGAAAGCCGGAGCCGAAGGGCCGATTATCGTCAACGTCTATGCCGCTGGTTATCGAATGCACGCGGGGGCTTATGCGTGGTTGTCTGAGCGGCTGGTGGAAGTGAGGTTGACAGATCCGCGGTTGACAGACGCACGGTTGACAGACGCTACGAACCTTGCTTCTGTCCCCACAAAACACAGGGGCTGATCATGGGTAATCACTTGGACATGGCGCAACGCCAGATTGAAGACCGAGCAGAACTGAGCCGCGTGCGGGCTGAGCTGGCGATTCAGCGCAAGGCGCTCGCTAACCTGGAAGAGCGCGAGGTCGCCATCGTGGGGCGCATGGATGAGCGTTTGCTGGCCGTGGCGAGCTTGTTGGAGGCTGACAAAGCGATTGGGTTGGTGGTTGAGCCGTCAGTGGCTTCGGTGGACGTGGATGCGGATGCGGATGCGGTTGACCTAGCGGCGGTTGACCCAGAAGCGGTTGACTTAGCCGCGGTAAGCTTGGCCGCCGTGTCTGACAAGCCGTTTCAACGGCCTCCTGGCGCAATAGCGTTCTGATGTCGGCTATCGGAAACCCCGCCGCCGTCCAGGCCGCAGCTGCAAAGCGCGATCAGTGGGGCCGCGAACGCTACGAACAGGGTCGCCGCGATGGCGAGGCTCAAGCCGACGCCCGTTATGCCGACCGCCTTGAAGCCGCCCGCGCGGAACACTTGCAGGAGATTGCCCGTCTCGACGAGCGGCACAAGGCAAACGACATTGAGATCCGCGGTGCAGCCTATTGGCGCGGCAAAGTGATCGGTGCTGTCGGCGGCCTTGTGGTGGGGTGTTTTCTGACTGTGCTGACCGGCGCGCTGATGTTTAACCAGAACGAACGCGCCTTGCAGGCTGGCGCTAATGTGGCCCAGGGCGGCATGACCGCGGGGCTGGCTATTGATGCTTTGCAACAAGGGGCAGAACAATGAAGATTGGCGTTGGACTTCCACCCGGTTGGTCCGTTATCGGGACGATCTTTACCGGCGCGCTGCTGTGGATTGGAGCCCAGCTTCCCGCTTGGCTTTCTTGGGGCTTTACCGTCTTGACGGCGCTTGTCCCTGATGTCAGTGTGGCCCCTGTTGTTGAGCCCCCTGTGCAGTGATGGCAAAACGTCCCGGCCTCTACGCTAACATCGCAGCCAAGCGAGCCCGCATTAAAGCGGGCTCCGGCGAGAAGATGCGAAAGCCAGGCGCAAAAGGCGCTCCTACCGCGAAGGCGTTTCGCGAGAGTGCGAAGACGGCGAAGCGTTAAAGCGAAAAACAGAGTTAAACAGAGTTGTTTTGACAAATGGGACTTCGCGGCCCTCAACCAGGCACCGTAAGGAAACCGCAAAACAGCGGGCGGAAAAAGGGTACGCTAAATAAGGCGACCGTGGACTTGAAAGCCATTGCGCGCACCATGGAGCCGGAGGCGACCAAGCGCCTTGGTCAGCTATTGCGATCGGAGAATGAGGCCGTCGCCCTTGGAGCCGTCAAAGAGGTGTACGACCGCGCGTTCGGCAAAGCTACGCAAGTGGTTAGCGGCGAGAACGGTGGGGCTATTTACCTGATGGTATCAACAGGCGTCCCGCATGCCTCAGAAACAGATTAGCCTCGCCTACTACCCCCGCGAATGGCAAGTGCAGGCTCACAAGCGCAAGGCCCGCTTTCGCGTGCTGGCGCTTCATCGGCGAGCCGGGAAGACCGAGCTTGCGTTGATGGAGCTAATCGACGCGGCGCTTAAGACCACCGCAGACCTGGCTTATTACGTTTACCTTGCGCCGTTTCTGAAGCAGGCCAAAACCATCGCATGGGCGCGCTTGAAGCAGCGCCTGGCCCCGCTCCTGAACGTCAACGCTGTGGCGGTGAACGAAAGCGAACTGTCAATCAAGCTGGCGCACAATGGCGCCGTGATCCGGATCTTTGGCGGCGACAACCCAGACGCTTTGCGTGGCGTGCGCCTTGATGGCGTGGTTATCGATGAGGTAGCGCAGATCAAGCCCGAAGTCTGGCAGGACATTATTCAGCCGGCGCTGTCAGACCGCAAAGGTTGGGCGCTGTTCATTGGCACGCCGTCTGGCGTCAACCTCTTCAGCGAGCTTTTCTTTCGCGCTAAGACCCTGCCAGATTGGGCCTCGGCGCTTTACACTGTGTACGACACCGACGCCCTTGATACTGACGAGGTCGCCCGCTTGCGCCGCGACATGAGCGAGACATCATTCAGCCGCGAGTATCTGTGCGACTTCAGCGCGGCGGGCGAGGATCAGCTGATCTCCCTGTCTGATGTGCAAGCCGCGACGCAACGCCACTACGCGATCACGGAATATCAATGGGCACCTCGCATCCTTGGCGTGGACCCCGCGCGCTTTGGGAATGATCGATCGGTCATCTTCCCGCGTCAGGGCATGGTGGCCTTTCCGCCTATCGTGCTGCGTGGCGTGGACAACATGGACCTGGCCTCGCGTGTTGCAGCTAAAATCGCCGAGTGGCAACCCGACGCGGTGTTCGTGGACGCAGGCAATGGCTCTGGCGTGATCGATCGCCTGCGCCAGCTTAAGCATGAAGTCACAGAAGTCTGGTTTGGCGGACGGCCCATCGATGAGGCGTACAAGGACAAGCGCACCGAGATGTGGTGCGGGTTGGCTGAGTGGATTAAACTGGGCGGCGCGATCCCTGATGACGTTGCCCTGAAGCAGGATCTTGCTGCGCCTACCTACGCTTTTACGCAGACCGGCAAGCGCGTGCTTGAAAGCAAGGATGACCTCAAGGCGCGCGGGCTTCCTAGCCCCGACCTTGGCGACGCCTTGGCCCTGACCTTTGCCGCACCCGTTGCGGCTAAGACCCGCTTTGAGCGCCAGCGCGATGAGTTGGCCCGGCCTCGCTCGCGTGGCGAGTACAACCCCTTGGATATGGTCTGATGGCGATCCCGCGCGAGATTGTGGCCAGTGAGTGGATCGACCGCGCCTGGCCGCTGCTTGAAGAGCACTATGCCGAGCTGGCCACTGTTCCTGATATCATGTTGCTTAAGCCCGATGTCGAGCGCTATCAAACGCTTGAAGCGGCGGGGAACTTGTTTGCTATCGGTATGTTTGACACTCATGTCGACACTCATGTCGATGCTGATGGCGATGGCGCCGAAACCCTAGTCGGCTACAGCGTTAACATTGTGTGCACCAACCTGCACTATGGCGACTTGCTAATGTGCCAGAATGACTTGCTCTTTGTGCGCAAGTCACACCGGCGCGGCATGACCGGCATGCGGCTGATTACGGCGACCGAGCGCGCCGCCAAAGAGCGAGGTGTCAAGATGATGCTATGGCACGCTAAGCCGGGGACAACCCTTGATCGGATGCTGCCGAGGCTTGGATATGGCATTCAAGACGTCATCTATTCGCAGGTGCTGTGATGGCTTTAACCGCTGCTATTGCCTCAGTTGCCGCATCTGGCGCAAGCGTTTACCAAGGCCAGAAGGCCCAGAAGGCCCAACGCCGCGCCGCTAACCAAGCAACGATGCAAGCCGAGATGCAACAACGCCAGGCCGAGCGCGAGTTCAACCGCGCTAACCAGAAGCGCCCCAACATCGCAGCGCTTGCCGCACGCAATCGCGCCATGAGCGGCGGTGGGGTTGGCGGCACATTCCTTACCGGCACAATGGGTGCGCCTACATCGAGCGGCATGTTGGGCCGCACGAGTTTGTTAGGATCATGATCCCCAAAACCGACATGCTTCGCCGCTGGACGGCGCTACAGACCGAGCGGTCTAGCTGGATCGCCCATTGGCGCGAGCTGTCGGATTATCTGCTTCCTCGCTCGACGCGGTTCTACAAGAGCGACAGAAATAAAGGCACGAAGAAGCACAACGCCATCTTTGACAGCACGGCTTCACGCTCCCTGCGTATCCTGTCAGCCGGCATGATGAGCGGCATGACGTCGCCTGCGCGGCCATGGTTCAGGCTGGCTTTGCCCGATGAAGACCTGATGGACTATGCCCCGGTCAAGTCATGGCTGGCTGAGACGCAGGGGCGCATGCTGAACGTGTTTGCGCGCAGCAACACTTACCTCATGCTCCATGCCTGCTACGAAGAGCTTGGCGCGTTTGGCACGAGCGCTTCTGTCATCATGGATGATTATGACGCCCTCATCCATCACTACCAGAGCCCCGTTGGCGAGTTCGCCTTGGCCACGGATTATCGCGGAAACGTCAACACGATTTACCGCGAGTTCGAGAAGACCGTTGCCGAATTGGTTGCCGAGTTTGGGTACGATCAATGCTCGCGCACGACCCAGGCGCTCTACAACTCAGGCAACCTTGATGCGTGGGTGCCGATCATCCACGGTATTGAGCCCCGCAGCGATCGCGATGCACGCAAGGCCGATGGTAAGAACAAGCCATGGCGCAGCGTGTACTTTGAGCCTGGCCGCGAAGACGCAGGCGACAAGGTGTTGCGCGAAAGCGGCTATGATCGCTTTCCGGGCCTCGCTCCGCGCTGGCATAAAATGCCTGGCGATGTGTACGGCAACAGCCCCGGCATGGAAGCCCTTGGCGACATCAAGCAGCTCCAGCACGAGCAGCTGCGCAAGGCCAATGCCATCGACTACCAAACCAAGCCGCCACTGCAAGTGCCTGCTGGCATGAAGGGGCGCGACTTGGATTACCTGCCTGGCGGCGTGACTTATGTTGATGCGCCCGGCGCGCAGAACGCGGTATCGACCCTGTTCAACGTGCAGCTGGACCTGCAACATCTGCTCTTCGATATCCAAGACGTGCGCGAACGCATCCGTGGCGCGTTCTACGCCGATCTCTTCCTCATGCTGGCCTCAACCGTTCCAGGCCGCATGACGGCGACTGAGGTGGCCGAGCGGCACGAAGAGAAGCTTCTCATGCTAGGCCCTGTGCTTGAGCGCCTGCACAATGAGCTACTCAAGCCCTTGATCGACGAAACCTTTACCCGCATGGTGCAGGCCGATCTTATTCCGCCGCCGCCTGAAGCGTTGCAGGGCGTGGAGTTGGACGTAGAGTTCGTCAGCATGCTCGCCCAAGCGCAGCGGGCGATCGGCGTCAATGGCGTGGATCGCTTTGTCGGCGCTCTTGGCGCGGTGGCTCAAATGCGCCCTGAGGTGATCGACAAGATTGACGTGGACAAGTGGGCTGACAGCTATAGCGACATGCTTGGCGTCGATCCTGACATTATCGTCGCATCCGAGAACGTGGCCATCATCCGCCAGCAACGCGCCCAGGCCCAAGCCCAAGCTCAACAGATGCAGGCCGCGCAGATGCAGGCCGATGCAGCCGCCAAGCTTGGCACGGTCAAGACTGATGAGAAGAACGCCGCGACCGATCTCATCAACCTATTCAGCGGCTATGGAGGAACCTGACATGCCTGGAATGAAACCCTACGGAGCCAAGCCCGCTGGCAAAGGCGGCAAGATGACCCCGCCGCGCACGCCTCGCAGGCCCGCGCCATCTCGCAAAGGGAAATAAACCATGGGTGCGCCCGTCATTTCTCAAGCCCTTGAAGTCCGCACCGCCACGATTGCCAACGGCGCGAGCCTGTCGGACGCTGTGGATCTTGGCGGGCGCAAGCTGGTCGCGATTGACATGCCTTCAAGCTGGACTGCTGCTTCGTTGACTTTCCAGGCTAGCGTGGATGGCGTCACCTATGACGACCTGTACGATGGCGCGACTGAACGTGCGTTGACAGTCGCCGCTTCGCGCTATCTGGCGCAAGCCATTGGCGATTGGGTTGGCGTGCGGTTCCTGCGCATTCGCTCTGGCACAGCCGGTACGCCAGTCAACCAAGGCGGCGCGCGAACGATCACTTTGGTTGTGCAGCCGTGAGTATCTTGGCGCTTTGGCTTAAGCGGGGCTTTATTGGGGAACGGGCAAGCCCTGGCGGGTCCGTGGCCGAAGAGGTTGTAGCGCGTACTGGTGTGGTAATTGTAGCCCGTGATGGCTCAACGATTGTGGGGCGTGACCTATGAGCACTATGCCAATTTATGCGCTTGTCGATACGTGGAATAGTGCAGGCACGACTTTTACCGGCATAGGCTTGAACGTCACCGACACCGCCTCCGCAGCGGGCTCCCTGTTGCTGGACTTGCAGGTGGGGGGGAGTTCAAGGTTTAGTGTGCGGAAGGGGGGGCAAATACTTGCCATAAACGGAACTGGAACTGCGCCGAGTTATTCGTTTGCGGGTGCAAGCAGCAATGCCGTTGGAATGTGGTTGTATGATCAAAACACATTAGCGTTGCGCGGCAATGGCGTAAATACCGGCATAAATATTACGCAAGACGCAGTGCGTTTAGGTACTAATCCGTTGACGTGGGGCGGAGATTTTAACGCAACTGATCTCCAACTCCACCGCGACGCCGCCGACACCCTCGCGCAGCGGCGCAGCACGAACGCGCAGGCGCATCGCTGGTATCGTTCGTTCACCGATGCGTCCAATTACAGCCGCGTTTATCTGGGTTGGAGTTCATCGACGGCCATTCTCGCCACCGAAGGCGCGGGAACCGGATCGCGCGGAAACATTGCTTTTGGCACTGCCGCTTTGGCGACCAGTGCAACGGTTGGTTATGTGATGATCCCATCCAGCGCGGGCGCTCCTACGGGCGTTCCGGCTGACATTCCTACAGGCCAGGTTGCGCTGCACTACGACACCAGCAACAACAAAATCTACGTCTACAACGGCGGGTGGGTGTTTACCGCTGCGCTGACTTAAGGAGACACATGCATGACCTACACCCTCAACATCACCGACGACTACGTGACCCCCGAAGGTCCGATGGCGGACAATGCCGCGTATTTGACTTTCGTCATGAACATGGCCGCCGCGTCTTACGCTCGCCAATACGCCAAAGCGACAGCCGAAGAGGGCATCACCGCCGCGCGTGAAGCCTACAACGCCGCCCTGCCAGCCGCACAACAGAAAGCCGCCTGATGACCTTGGAGCTTACCCCCGCTCAATTCCAAACCCTCGCTGGGTTGCTTGACGCAGCGATCAAAACCCTCGGCATTCGCGCCATGGAGGATGACGTGGTGGACGTGATGCAGGTGATTAAGGCGGCGGCGCAGACCGAACAAAACCGCGCGGAAAAGGATTAAAGCATGACCAGCCGCGCATTCGTCAACAAACAAAAACTTAACGAGTATTTTGATCCGCGCGATTTTGGGGCGGTTGCGGACGGTGTGACAGACGACACGGCAGCTATACAAGCGGCGATTAACGCCCTACCAGCGGACGGCGGCGCAGTCAGACTTACGGGCAATTACAAATGCGGGGCTTTAACATTTTCGGCTACTGGGCACATTGAATTGCAATTGGACGGCGTATTGACGTTGACAACAACGCTAACGCTAACGCAAGACACTACGTTGCGTGGAATTGCACCGAAAATACGCGATCAGTTTGGACGTGGATCGCTTGCACGCATAAACCCGCCAGCAGGGAACATTCCTACACTTCGTCTTACCGGCTCGCGCAATCACATTATTGAAGACATCCGCATTGAAAATCATGAAGGTGTCGGCATCGAGCTGGACGGCGAAACGACACTTGGCGCGTTGTGCATTTTGCGGCGCGTCACTTGTTCCGCAAAACCGGGTACTGCAACCGCTCTGCCGCTCAAAGTAAAAACATGGTTTTGGCTTTGGGTTGAGGGCTGCTCATTCTATTCATGGCCGGGATGCGCTGGGCATTCAATTCTGTTTACCCAAGACAACATCACGAGCGGCGGTTATACGGGACTGTGCTTTGTCTTTGACACAATTTTGAATTCTCACGGCATTGGCATAAAAAGCAGCACTGATGCGCTGATGTGTCCGTTTGAGTTTCGGCGCATCGGATACGAAAATTGTTTGACGGACGGAATAACAATCGAAAACACAAGTGGGTCGTTTATTTCGCATATCACGCTCGATGATTTTGAACTGCAAGACCCAATCAATGCTGTGTCTTTGGTCAAAACCATTGGGCCAAATATTCGCGGCATTAAGTTTGAAAATTGCGACCAGAACGCACGCACCTTTGCAGCTGGGTCAAGCCAGGTTGAAGGCGTTTTTCAAGAAACGCGGCGCTGGTTTCCGTACACGTTTGGCACAAACAACATGCCACCCTTGTACACACAGGACTGGGTGACGCATTTCACAAGCGCCATTGATGCTCCGGTTACAACTACAAAATTGCAGCCGAGCGTTTTGCCTTACACAGTATTGCCAGTGACCCAAACAGTGGGAAGCTGGGTTGCGGAAAGCGGAGCAGTAATCACAACCGGCAAACGCGCGCCAGATGGAACTTTAACGGCAGCGTCTATTGGTGGAACAACTGGCGGCTTGGTGCGGGTTTACGATGCAGCGGCAACAATTACGCTAAACGATTGGATCATTGGCGGCGTTTGGGTGCGCAGTACTGAAGCGGATAAGCCGCCCAACACGGCACTGTTGTTATTAAGTGATGCAACAGTGCGGTTGAACGGCATTAACCAAACAGGCAGCGGCAGCAGCGGGTCATTTCAGTTTTTTGGTGTTAAACAGGATCATGCTCGCCTAAACGATAACGCTTGGAAGTGGACCTCTTTCGCCTTCAAAGTCACGGTAGCGGGAACCGGCACATCAAACATTCGATTGACGTTGTATTATGACAGCGCAGCTGGCGGAATAAGCGAATGGTGGATGCCGTCTATCATCCATATTCCCGCAAGCGCCAATGTGTCTGATTGGGACGCCGTGCGCTTATCAAGATCGCTTAACGCTTTTCCGGCGACGGGTGAGGCGGGAACCTTAGCGCTTCTCAACCACCAACTGCTTCAGCTAGGCGGCGGCGTTCGCCACTATTCTGCGTCGGCGGCGCCTACAACAGGAACATGGAAGCAAGGCGATGTCGTGTGGAACACCGCGCCCGCTGCGGGCGGGACGCCTGGTTGGGTCTGCGTAACGGCAGGAACGCCAGGAACATGGAAAACAATGGCGAACGTGGCGGCGTAGGAGCAAGCAATATGGCACTGAGCAAGACAATAGAGACGCCGCAAGGCTTCACCGCCACAAACGCTTATCATCGCGTTGAAGGCGTCAGCTTGACGAAAATGCAACTGGCGTTTCGCGTGCGGTCTTATGTACAGGCGGACAAGCCTGCTTTTGGCGATCAGGCTTATGAATGCGCCTATGACCTAACTGGCGAGAACCCTATTCGGCAGGCGTATTTGCACCTCAAGACCCTGCCCGAATGGGCGAGCGCGGAGGACGTGTGATGCCCCTTAAACGCGGCTTATCGAGCAAAACCATCAGCTTAAGCTAAGGATGAACCGGAATAATGACCAACGTCATCGACGCCCCCATCGTCACCCGCCTATCGCTTAACCCAGAGCGCGTGCTGGAAGCCGCCCTTGGCAAGCTGAGCGATGTGGTCATCATTGGCTACACGCATGACGGCGAAGAATATTTCGCGTCATCCGAAGCCAACGGCGCGGAAGTGGTGTGGCTGCTGGAGCGGGCAAAGCTCCAGCTCTTGCGCATGGGGGACGGCGACAATGCCTCTTAAGCGCGGTTCATCCAAGGCAACAGTGAGCGCCAACATTCGTACGGAGATGGCGGCGGGCAAACCGCAAAAGCAAGCGGTCGCGATTGCTTTGTCCAAGGCTGGAAAGAGTAAACCGAAAACAAAGCGTTAACACAAATGACCGACTTCGACCCCTTCGACATCCAAAGCGCCCAGGCCCGCGACAATGATCGCCGGCACGCGGCGGCTATGGAGCGTCGCGCGGAGGCGGAAGATTGGTCTTGGTTGCTCGCCAGCAAGCGAGGCCGGCGAATTGTGAAGGAGCTTCTCGACGTGTCTGGCGTGGCGAGATCGAGCTTCACCGGCTCAAGCGAGACCTTTTACCGCGAAGGCCAGCGCGCCATTGGGCTGCATATCTTGCGCCAAGCTTGGACCCACGCGCGCGAAGAAGTGCCAAACCTACTGAGGGCTGACGATGAGTAACGAAACGACACCAGAGACGTTGATGACTGCCGCAGAGATCACCGCAGGCGAGTCATCTACGACGGCCAGCGCCACCGATGCATCGGTGACTGGCGACCAGCAGCCGGAGACCGGCAGTAGCACGCCACCCGCGGAAGACCAGCCCGCGACCAGTGGTGAAGAGATTGACTATGCTTTCACCTTTGAAGGGGACGTCGATGTTGACGCAACCTC